GACTGCGAAGAGTGGACGTACCCGTTTCATAATGACATGCGGGACGGTTGCTCATTCTGTGGCTCCGGGGATGTGGCTGACGCCGCAGGCCAACGAAGACGCAGCAGGGACTCCGAATGGGAAGATGCAGAAAATGCTTGGAAACCATCCGCTAATACGTGGAGAAACACGGCAAGACTGGGCCCGTGGAACGCTGAACCCGACGTGGGTCGAGTGGCTAATGGGGTGGCCGCTCGGGTGGACAGACTGCGCTGCATCGGCAACGGACAAGTACCGGCAGTGGCGGCGCTCGCATGGCAAACGCTGATGCGGCGGATTAACGAATAGGCGCTCTCTCCGAGTGACCGTCTGATCCACGGTCAGGCCGTCCGGGTGTTGTTCCCCGGGCGGCCGTCTCGGGCGGACGTGTTACAGCTTCTACAGTCGGAAAGGTGTACCAGACCTCAACGACATCGCTCTCAAGATTCGGCCGATGTTCGGCCGCCCTGCCCCGACTGGTACTCGGGGTGGGGACTTGGAGTGTCTTTCATGACTTACGAACAGCATCTGGCGGCTAAGTTCCACCATGCGCCCACGTCTGGCTTTCAGGCTGACGTAAACGACGCATGGCTGTTTCCTCACCAGCAGCACGCAGTCAAGTGGGCCCTTGCCGGCGGACGGCGCGCCGTGTTCCTTGATACCGGGCTCGGTAAGACGCGCATCGAGCTGGCGTTCGCGCACTACGTCGCAGGCCATACCGGTGGGCGCGTCGTCCTGCTTGCCCCGTTGGCAGTCGGGCCTCAGACGGTTCAGGAGGCCGCCGTGGTCGGCATTGACAATGTGCGTTTTTGCCGCGGGCCTGATGAAATCGGCAACGCTCGGATCGTCGTCACAAACTACGACAGCCTACACAAGTTCGACGGCGTGGAGTTCGCTGGCGTGGTGCTGGATGAGTCATCCATCCTGAAGTCGTTTACTGGCAAGTTCAGGACGTTTCTGATCGAGCGGTTCAAGGACACGCCGTATCGGCTGGCGGCGACCGCCACGCCGGCACCGAATGACTTTGACGAGCTGGGGAACCATTCTGAGTTCCTCGGGCTTTACCGGCGCGTCGAGATGCTTTCGCGTTTTTTTGTGAATGACCTCGCCGATACCGGTACGTGGCGGGTCAAGAACCATGCCGTGATCCCGTTCTGGGACTGGGTAGCATCGTGGGCGATCATGGGGTCGATGCCGTCGCACGTCGGCCCGTACAGCGATGACGCCTACATTCTACCGAAGCTCGACCTGATCCGGCACGTTGTCGACGTGGACATCAAGAGCGGTGCTGAGGAAGGGTTCCTGTTCCGACTTCCTGGCTTGTCGGCCACGGGCGTTCACGGTGAGAAGCGCAGAACCGCGGACGCTCGGGCGTCACACGTCGCGTCCATCATCGCTTCCGAGCCTGACGAGCCGTGGCTGGTGTGGGTAGAAACGAACTACGAAGCCGAGGCCGTCATGGCGCTTCTCCCGGGCGCTGTTGAGGTGTCTGGAGACATGCACCCAGACATGAAAGCTGACAGGCTGATGGGGTTTAAGCGAGGCGGCATCCTTGTCACGAAAGCGAAGATCGCCGGGTTCGGGATGAACTGGCAGCACTGCGCGCGCGTCGTGTTTGCTGGTGGAACGTACTCGTATGAGTCGTTTTACCAGTCCATCCGGCGATGCTGGCGATTCGGTCAGCATCGCCCCGTGCATGCTCACGTTGTCATGGCCTACACCGAGCAGCACCTATGGGATGTCGTCAGTGCAAAGTCAGACGCACATCAGGCCATGCGCGACCACATGATCGCAGCGTCGAAGCGTGCGCAGGGAAAGGCCCTCGCACGCGCCACCTACCAGCCAGCACATGACGCGCCAATCCCGGCGTGGCTTGTCACTTACACCAACGGAGAATGAGCATGAACACCATCAAGGCACTGAACTCAAAGATCGGCAAGAACTACGCATTCTACAACGGCGATTGCGTCGAGGTTGTCGGGCAGATGCCGAGCGACAGCATCGATATGGCAGTCTACTCGCCGCCGTTTGGCTCGCTTTACACGTACAGCGACTCAGAACGCGACATGGGCAACGTGGCCAGTAATGACGTGTTCGCCGAGGCATACCGGTTTCTCTGCGCAGAGCTAGCGCGCGTCATTCGGCCCGGTCGGCTGTGTCTCGTCCATTCGGCGCATACGTACCGGTTTAAGTTTAAGGATGGAGAAAGCAGCGTCGTCGACTTCCCCGGCGAGCTAATTCTCGCGCATGAGGCGGCCGGATTGTCCTACATGGGGCGGATCACGATCTGGAAAGACCCCGTCACTGAGATGCAGCGCACGAAGTCGCATCGCCTGCTCTACAAGAACTTCATCGGCGACACGACAATCTGCGCTCCTGGCTCAGCTGACTACCTGTTGATCTTCCGCAAGATGCCGACCGATGCCAACAAGCACCTGTGTAAGCCCGTGGTCAAGTCGGCCGATGAGTATCCGGTAGGAACGTGGCAGGAGTGGGCATCGCCGGTCTGGATGACCATTGACCAGACGAACACGCTGAACGTGCGCAACGCTGGCGATCCGAATGACGAACGGCACATGTGCCCGCTCCAGCTCGATGTGATCGAACGGTGCGTCAAGCTCTGGAGCAATCCGGGCGAAGTCGTGCTGTCACCGTTCGGCGGCGTTGCCAGCGAGGGCGTCGGAGCGTTGACGTATGGCCGGCGCTACGTCGGCGTGGAACTGAAGCCAACGTACTGGGAGCATGGATGTCGGAACCTCGACGCGGTGGACAATCCTCCGCAGGCATCGCTGTTCACGAAATGACATGGAGCGCGGCCATCAGCGACCACGCGCGCACGTCGGCATGCGCCCAGCATGCTTTACCGTGGCCCGAGCTGGTCGAACTGCTGACCGTGCCGGCCGTTCACGCGGGCGAAAAAACGCGACTGACGGCGTGGAGCCCGGTGCAGCTTCGCCCCGGTGCGGACGGCCAGACGCGGCGGGCTAATGCCCACGTCGAGGCCGTGTCCTGTCTGGTCTACGACTTCGACAAGGGCGAGCCGGGCGGGCGGGTCGACGCGCTGGCCTACGGCTGGACGGCGATTGTGCATACATCGTGGAGCCATGCCCCGAGCTATCCGAAGCTGCGGCTAATCTTGCCCCTTGCTGAGCCCTGCCCGGCGGCCCGCTGGCCTGACGTGTGGGGCGCTGCGGCCCGCTGGGCGGCCTCGCACGGCCTGACCGTCGACCCGTCGACTAAAGACCCGTCCCGGCTCTTCTTCTTGCCAGCCACGCCGCCGGAGCCCGAGCGGCGGCGCCAGTTCTACGCGAGCGCGCAGGAGGGCGCCCTGCTGACGTGGCGGCACGTCCTGACGACGTGGCCGGCGCCTGTCGAGGCCCGCCGGTTTCAGCCGGTCAAGCCGGTGCTAAGTCGCGGCCTGCCCGGGCAGGACTTGACCTCGATCCGCAGTCAGCAGGCCGGGCGCATCATCGCGCACCGATGCCGCGAGCTGTCCAGCACCAGCGAGGGCGGACGGAATCAGCGGTTATTCAGAATCGCAGCAGCAGCAGCGCAGCTCCACGCAGCAGGCGCGCTCGACTTACCGAGTGCAGTAGACGACATCACGCAGGCGGCGCGGGCAGCAGGGCTCGGCGACCGTGAGATCTCCACCACCATCGCCAGCGGGATCACCCGCGGCAAACAGGACGGGCCATGGCCGTTTCAGTAAGTGCAGACGAGAAGCAACGCGAGCGCGTGCGGGCGCAGCTCCGATACCCTAAGGGCGCCATCGAGCGGGCAGAGGACGGCACGCGCCTCTACCTCAAGCCGCCGCACGCCACGTTGTCGAACCTTGAGATCATCATCGGTCAAGATCCGGCCTTCTTTCCGTTCCTCGGCCTGAATGAGTTCACGGCGCAGGTGACGTGGAACGGCCAGCCGCTGACCGACGCGGTGGAGACTGCGATCAACCTTCAGGTGCAGGCCCTGTATGACCTGCACGTATCGACCGAGCGGTGCCGCGAGATGATCGCCTATATCGCCGCGCAGCACCCATACCATCCTGTCCGCGACTGGCTCGACGCGCTGGTGTGGGATGGCGTGCCGCGGCTGGGCTCGCTCCTGCACGGCTACGCCGACGCAGAGGACACGACCCTGAACGCGGCGCTCGGTCGGCGTTTCATGGTCGGCGCAGTCGCGCGCGTCTACCGTCCAGGCTGTCAGCTGGACACGACGCTGATCCTTGTCGGCGGTCAGGGCGTCAAGAAGTCGTCGCTGTTCCGCGCGCTGGTCGAAGATCCGACGTGGTTCTCTGACACCACCATCGACCTCCGGTCAAAGGACACGTATCAGCAGCTGCAAGGAGTATGGCTCTACGAGGTGGCCGAGCTGGCGGCGCTGCGCGGGCGCGATGCAGAGTCGACGAAGGCCTTCCTCACCAGCCGATGCGACCGCTACCGGCCCCCATACGGTCGGAACGTCATGCGCTGGGATCGCCAGGTCGCATTCGTCGGCACCACGAAC